CAAGAAATAGCTATACGTGGTATACCGCCAGTAAAAACTGATAGTTTAGGTCGTAAGTGGATTAGTTGGGTAAAAACCGAAGAAACTAATCTGCAAGAAATGAATGTAAACGGTAAATTTGTTTTTGTAGGTGTTACCGCTAATGGTGTTATGCCGCAAATTGCTACGCCTGTTGGACTTTTAGAACCACATAAAATACAAGCAGCTCTTGCAGAATCTCTTTTAATTCAAGATAGCCCCTATATACCCGATTACGCATTAGCTTTAGAGTTATTTATATTTATAGCTTCTATAGGGCTCGTATGGGCGTTTATAAGCTATTTAGGTATAACTTGGGGGATAGGTCTAGCTTTACTAACAATGGGTTTAACGGGCTTATACGGCTACTATACGATAACTACAGGAGTTTTAATAGACGTTACGTGGTCTTTAATCTCTCAATTTATTACAGGAAGTATAGGTTTTTATTTGAGATTTAGAGAACAATATAAATTAAGACAACAAATTAAAAAACAATTTGAACATTATTTAGACCCACGACAGGTAAAACGTTTACAAAAAGACCCTGATTTATTAAAACTAGGCGGAGAAAAAAGACGTTGTACTTTTTTATTTACCGACGTTAGAGGATTTACTGCTTTATCTGAAACATTAGAACCTGAAGAAGTTACAAAAATTATGAATAAAGCTTTAACTATCCAATCTGACGCAGTACAAAAATATGGTGGTATGGTAGATAAATATATTGGTGATGCAATGATGGCTATATTTAATGCACCCTTAGACCTTATGCACCATGAACAAGTAGCCGTAGAATGTGCTAAAGAAATACAAGAAAATATTATTAAAGCCGATATAGGTGTTGCTATAGGTGTAGGCGTAAATACAGGTGAAGCGGTTATAGGTAATATGGGGAGCGATACAAGATTTGATTACAGTGCTATCGGAGACGCTGTTAATACAGCAGCTAGGTTAGAATCAGCTACAAAAGAAGCAGGTGCTGATATACTTATAGGCGAAGAAACAGAAAAATATTGTGGTTATCACTTAAAACCATTAAAACCAATAAAAGTAAAAGGTAAAGAAAAACCTTTAAAAATATATACTTTTTGATATATAATCAGGGTATCAGCCATTTGTGCTGCAGCTTACGAGGTGAGCTTTAACTCGCAATTACGTGAAAACACGCTGGAGTAACAAAATTTATGGCTTTATCTTTGATAAAAAATAATAAACTTACATACGAAGAAGCTTGTGAGTTTTTAGATTATAGGGAAAATAAAAAACAATTTCAAAATAAAATCAAAGAGTTCGAAGTAGCTATTGCACAGCATTGCGTAGAAAACAATAAACAAGAATTAAATAAACAAATTAAAGGCGAAACAGAGGGAGCGGTAACGCATGATTTCGCAGACGGTCAATATATACGTAAAATTGTTATGCCTAAAGGTTTATTAGTAACAACTAAAATTCATGCTAAAAACCACCCTTATTTTATTTTATCAGGTGAAGCCTCAATATTTAGTGATAAAGGTGTAGAACGTATAAAAGCACCGCATCACGGTATAACAGAAGCAGGAACTAAACGAGCACTTTATATTCATGAAGAATGTACTTTTATAACAGTACATAGAACAGATTGTGTTAGTGTAGACGACGTAGTTAATGAAGTAGTCGTTGATGATTTTACAGAATTAAAACTTCAAGGTTTTGATATAAAACAAATAGACACTATCATGGAGAAATTTTAATGGCTTTTGCTAATATCGCTACCGCTATAGCAGTCGGTGTAGGTACTAATTTAATTACTAGTAAAATTATGGGCGACCCTGATATGCCCAAACAAATTGGTAGTGGTACTGCACCATCCTTAACTCCTGGTGGGGATATAGATATTGCCGAAATAGCAGGAACTGATGTACAAGATTTTGATAAATTTACAAGCACTGATTTTGCTAAACCTTCTCAAAACGATGAAGAAATGATTATGCAAGAATTACAAAATGCAGGTGTATCACCAGAAGATTTAAAAAACTTTGGTATTCCTGGAATGTACGTCGGCGGTTTATTACGTAAAATGAATTTAGGCGGTGCCTTAGGAGGTCTTGCGTCTATAGATTTAAGCAGTTTACAAATGCCTGATTTATTATCTGGTTTAGAATTACCTGATTTTGGTTTAAATCCTGAAGATATAGATATACCTAAACCTGAATTATCTATGTTTGAAAAATTATTGGCAGGATACGGAAACTTAGACCCTTTAGTTCAAGAACAAGTTAATAAAGGATTAGGTCAAATAGGTTCAGCAGCTCTTCTTAAACTTTTTGAAGATGACCCTGAGCCAAGAAAAAGTCAAGTATCTACAAAAACTCTTCCAGCGGCAGGTAACGCAAATAGAAGAAGATTACAATTTGACCCTATCGGTATGAAAGATGGCGGTGACCCAGATAAAGTTTTAAATAGAAAAATGTTTACCCCTATGTTAAGTGGTGGTGAACTTGACGGTCCAGGAGGTCCTAAAGATGACCTTATACCAATTATGGCAAGTGATGGAGAGTTTATGTTATCTAAAGCTACAGTAGATTTAGTAGGTAACGGCAATCATAATAAAGGTATTGCGGCATTAGAAAAATTAAATAATAAAGGAAATAGAGTTTATGGCTAGTAGAGAAGAACAAGAATATTCCAGTCAAGCCCCCGCTGGATATATAGGTAATTTATTATCACAAACCATATTCCCGTATGCGACGCAATATTTTCAAGACCAATTCACTAATTTAGGTACAGCAGATAGTTCACCGTTTACTTATACAGGACAAAGGGTAGCTGATTTTGACCCTAGAGAAGTATACGGAATGCAACTTGCTGATGCAGCAATAGGCAGTTATAGACCTTATTTAGGTGCACAAGCAGATTTATTAGACGAAGCCGCAGGAATATCTAGAGGTGCTTTAGGTAGAGGACAAGACGAAATAACTGCAGGGCTAGGAGCTGGTAGAGGTCTAGTCGGTGAAGGTGCTGGTCTTACAAGAAATGCATCATTTGATTTATCAGGAAGAAATTTAATAAGCGGTGCACAACAAGCCCAGTCAGGTAGAGATTTAATTAGTGGAGCAGTTTTTGGTCAATCAGGTAGAGATTTAATAGGTGGTGGAGTTCCTTCGTTTACTGAAGCACAACAATTAGCAAGAACAGGAGCACCTAATTTAGATTTAGCTAGAATGGAAACAGCAGCAGCTAGACCACAGTTCGGTGGTGCTAGAGCTGGTTTTGCAAGTGCTAGAGCAGAAACTTTAGGAGCAAGACCAGATTTTAGACGTGCTACAGGAACATTAGGTAGAGCAGAACAAACAGGTTATGGTTCTACAGGTCGTTTTGACCCTAGAGGTATAAGTAGTTTTTATAATCCTTTTGAAGAAGATGTAGTACAACAAACATTAAAAGACGTTAGAGAAGGTTTAGCTAAAAGCGATATGGGTTTAAGAGACGAAGCTGTTAGTGGAGGAGCTTTCGGCGGAGCTAGGTCAAGATTAAGACGTGGTGAACTAGCAGAAAATGTTGCAAGAGGAGCAGCAGAACAAGTAGGAGCTATCCGTAGTGGCGGTTATTCTGACGCGGCTAATAGAGCACAACAAGCTTTTGAAGCACAACAACAAAGACAAGCAGGTCTTGCAGGATTACAATCTAATATAGCAGGACAGCTAGGTGGTTTCGCAGGTCAAGAAGCACAAACCGCATTAGGTAGAGCTTCGCAGTTAGGTAATTTAGCAGGTCAAGAAGCAGGATTAGCAGGTCAAGAAGCACAAAGTGCTTTAGCCAGAGGTAGACAGTTCGGCGACCTTTCTACAACCGAAGCTCAAAACCAACTAGCTAGAGCACAACAACTAGGAAGTTTAGAAGCACAACAAGCACAGGCTAAATTAGCAACAGGTCAAGCACTAAACGCTTCTGAACAAGCAGCTATAGACAATATGATGTCTAGAGGACAACAATTAAATACCTTAGACCAACAAAGATTTGCTAATCAGTTACAACAAGGACAACAGTTATCTAATATAGACCAACAAAGATTTGCTAATCAGTTACAACAAGGCTCACAATTAGGTGCTTTAGGACAACAACAGTTCGGTATGGGGCTACAAGGTGGTCAGGGCTTAGCAGGACTAGGTCAACAAACAGCAGGTGCATTAAGTGGTTTTGGTAGTCAATACGGTGGTATGGCTAGTTTATTACCACAACTACAACAACAAGATATTTCATCAATGATGGGTA